GATGCCCGCTCGGCCAAGGTACGTCCGAATGTCCCGATCCACGTTCCGCCCGTAGATCGACCAGCACAACCGCTCCTCCCCGTCCGGAACCGCGTCGATCGACTCCCGGAGAATCGCCGCGAGCGCGGGTGTGATCGGAACGGTTCGGTACGCCTGCTTGGTGCCCTCGACGAACCCCTCGGGGTAGACCGAGAGGACCCGCTCGACCAAGTCCACGTCCTGCACGCGGAGCCTCAGAGCCTCGCCGCGGCGTAGGCCGGCGAGCCTGCACATTCCGACCAGGGCTCGCCACGCCGCGTCGGGGACGGCGTCCAGGAGCCGACGCAGGTCGTCGTGGCTGATGACCGCCCAGGTCTTCGCCATGTCGGGAGACGCGCCCGACACCCGGTCGAACGGGTTGAGCCGGATGAGGTCTTGATCACGAGCCTCTCGGAAGATGGACTTCGCGTCCCGGATGTACCGGCTGACGGTCGCCGCGGAAAGCTCCTTCCCGAGCATCCATGTTCGGAACGCCGCGGCGCCCGCGCGGGTGATCCGATCGAGCCGGATGTCGCCAAAGTGATCGAGCAGCTTGGCGAAGGTCTGCATCTTGAGGTTGACCGTCCCTTCCTTGAGTTCGGAGTGCGACTTGAGGTACGCGGTCCTCCACGCGGAGAGAAGCGGCGCGTTCCCCGCGTCCTCGCTCCCAGGCTCAAGGATGTGGTCGCGGGCGATCTCGCGGCACGCGCGGAGTGCTTCGGCCTTGCTGACCTTCGCCTTGCTGCCGATGGACTTGGCGACCCGCTTGCCGGTGGTGGTCCTCCACTTCGCTTGCCAGTATTCGCCGTTCGAATGAAGCTGTACGCCGATGTTCATGGCTTCTCCATCATCGCGAGGACTTCGCGGGCGAGGATGTAGGTTGGCGTTCCAACGGGCGTTACGCCAAGCACCCGCCCGCACAGCAGGCTTATCTTCTCCCTGAACGCGGCGTCGTCGGGTTTGGCGGGCTTGCACCTGTCGCAGCCGGGGCAAGGGTCCTCGATGTCGATTCCCAACATGCCCGAATGGGTTCGCGTCTTACCGCTCCCATCGCACGCCTGCGCGGGGGGCTTAACGGGTGACGAGCCAGTAGAGCAGGAGGACGGTGATTCCGAAGATGCCGATGATGTTGACGGTTTCGAGGACTCTGTCGATCCAGAACCAGATTCGTCTGAGCATGGGGGTTCTCCGGGGATGCGGCTTTCGACCGCGTGAATACGTTGCTCCATAGCCATGAGCGTGCCGAACAGGGCGTCGGTCGCGCCTTGAAGTTGCTGCTTGTTGGGGTTGAAGCACTGTCGATCAAACTCGGACGCCATCCATCGCAGCTTCTCCATTCGGGCGTGATGGCTCGGCACCTCCGGCCTGTGCGTCTCGACGACGCTGGCGGGGGTGGGTCCGAACGGGTGCGTGACGGCATCCGCAGACGGGTACTCGTGCCCGTTCACGCATCGGTCATTGCCATTGGGCCGTCGCTCGCGGCTGACCCCGACGGATCCGCACTTCGGGCAGAGTCCGTAGGTGGTCGGAATAGCAGGGGTGGGGTTCTTGTCACTTCCCATCGCGGGCTCCTTTCTTCTTGCGAGGCTTCTTCGGTACAGGCAACGCCACAGCACGATCCCACGCGCCGTCGGTGACGTACTGCCGGAGTTCCGAGTACCCCGTCAACGAGTACCCGATCAGTTGCGCAAACTGTTGCTGTTCCTCACGGGTGTACTTCCCGTGGAGTTGGGCGTCGATGGCGATGGTGTTCATGTCCATGATCCCCGCCTTTGTAGCGAGGTCCAGCATGTCCCGCACGATCCGGTTCGCTTTGAATCGAAGCGTGCCGTGATCGTCCCACGCGAGCGGTTGCATTGGGAAAGGCTTCATCCCTCCCCTCCCCTCACGCGTGCGGCTTGGGCGGCGGCGGGGGTGTATTCGCTCATCGTTCCTCCCCAATCGCCTGCTGCAACGCGACACGGACGGCGTCACCCACCGACACCCTGACGCCCTTCTCCTTGGCGAGCTTGGCGGCAAACTCTCGCGCCATCTCGACCACCTGATCGGCCTTGCGGACGCTGATTTGCGTGTGCGTCCTGGGCCTGGACTTGTCGTCTACCATCGAACTTCTCCTTGTGAGGCCGGCGTGCTAGCCGTCGGCTCTTGGGGCGGCAACCCCGAGAATCGCACCCGTCCGGTTCCCCGGGCGGGTGCGTTGTTTCAGGGCTTGCCCTTCTCGGTCGTGAAGATGGACCCCGAGTTCATGCCGGAGTTGATGTTCAGGAACGACCAGTGACGGACGCCCCATGCGATGAGGCCAACCGCGGCGAGATTCCCGCACCACTGCCACAGCGAGCAGGCGTAGAGGTAGTCGAAGAGCGTCAAGATACACCTCCCTTCGTGGTGCGGTGGCCGCACACTTGGCACTTCACCGCGCCGTGGGAGCACTGAGGCTCGGCGGGAATCGGGCGGGCGTTCTTGATGTCCTCCAAAATGCGGTCAAGCACCTTGGCCTCCTGCGGGCTGATCTCCTCTGTCTGATTCACGTTCATCATGCAAATCTCCTTGTCCGGGGCATCCGGAAACCTCGCGCGTCTCGTTTCCGGGACGCGCGGGTGTGTTCAAACGGGCTTGTCGAGCACCACGAGCCGGGTCCGCACGCCAGTCGGGACGAACGCGTCCGGACCATTGAACGCGTCGGCAAGCTCCTGGACGTACTTGCCGTGGTCCAACAGCAGCAGCCTGAACGCGTGCGCCTTCTGGTCGTTCCGATAGAACAACCCCTCTGACACAATTGCCACCAACCGACCACCCGGGCGCAGGGATCTGAACGCGTGCGCGACGTGCTCGGCATCCTGCCCGTTCTCGAAAGGCGGGTTCATGAGCACGACGTCGATGCTCGCTTCCTCCACCCCGCACGCGAGAAAATCCTCGTTCTCGAAGGTGTGATCTTTGAGCCGGAGAACCTCGCAAAGCTGTGCGTTCCGCTCGATGCAAAGCACGTTCGGAATCTCGGGGTGTCGCTCTCGCAGTCGATCCACGATCGACCCGATCCCTGCCGACGGTTCCAGCACGTTCCGGACGTCCGGCCCGATGTCCGCGCAGTCGATCATGAGGTCAACGAGCTTGGGCGGGGTGGGGAAGAATCCGGGGATGTTCCGTGCCCCGCCGCGGATCGTGCGGAGCAAGTCGGCAAGCTCGATTTCCCTGCTGTCCTCGGGCGGGCGCTCGGTCTTGAGCATCTCGCGGGCCTTCTCCGCCTGGTCCGGCTCAAGGTCGCCGTGCCATCCGCGCACGATCTCGCGGAGTTGTCGCCCCGATCGGATAGAACCGAGCGGGAAGGGCACGGGCGGGCGTTGCCAGAGGTCCGCGAGCTTCTCGGCGGCTCGGGAGGCATCAAGCAGGGCGAGCCCGTCTGAGGCCATCGACGCCGCGATAGAGGCGCGGCGCCTCGTGTGTCGCATTCGGCCGATCGGGCTGTTCATCTTCGCGTGAGCCTGCTTCCCCAGACTCTCCGCGATGCCGCGCCAGCGGGCGGATTGTGGGGTCATTCGCCAGCCTCCTCAGCCTCAGCAACCTCGGCGTCAAAGTGGGATTTGGCGATGCGGGCGCACTCGTTGAAATCGTGGTTGTTTGCCTTGGCCCAATGCATGAGGTCGGCAAGGATGTCCGTGAGGGCACCTTCGTCGTCGTTTCGCCACCGCGACCCGTGTTGATTGGCGTCGATCGCGTCTTCTGCTGATTGGATCCTGTCCGCGTTGGTTCGTTCGCTCACGATTCCACCTCCTCGGCGTTCTTGTCAAGCTCGGTTCCCGCGTAGCTGACCCACACCCAAGCGGCGACATATGTGCCGTTGTCGTCGCCTTCGGACAAGGCAGCGTCGTCGTCGATCTCAACCTCGCCGTCTTCCTGGTGGAGTTCCTTGGCCCACTTGCGGACCATTTCGGCGTGCGGCGGGTCCTTGAACCGTTCGAGAAGCTCGTCTGCCAATTGTTCCAGCCGATCAAACTCGGTGTTTCCTGCGGCGACAGTGTCCAAAAAATCTTTGATATCGGGGTGCATGGTGTTCTCCTGGTGGGCCGGGCATCGGCCAAGCTCGCCCGAGCCGTTTCCGGCGCGGGCGGGTGTGTTCTTACTCGTCGTTCTCGTCGGGCTCGTCGTTCTCGTCGCGCCACAGGGCCTCGATGCGGTCGGATTCCTCGAGCGCCTCCAAAGCCTCGTCATCGTCTTCGCCGAACCCGCTGTTCCCATACTCGCCGTCCGTCTCGGTGATAAGTCGAACGTCGCCGACAAGTGTCTCTCCTCGGCGAACCTTTGCCTTCGCCTCCTCGAACGTTTCCGCCTCGATGGTGTGCTCGAAGTAGGCAATACGGGTCACGGTCTGCGCTTCGCGAACGATGAACTTTGCCATGTGGATCTCCTTGCGCCCGGGCATCGGGCAAGCCTCGCCGCGCCGGTTTCCCGGGGCGGCGGGTGTGTTCAAACGGCGGTCGCTGCGCCGATCAGCGGGCGGAGCGAGTCGAGCGACGTGTAGAGCCCGACGATCGCGTCTAGTCCAAGCTCCTCGGCCATGTTGGGCCGGTCTCTATGCCTGACCGGTTGCGAGTACTGACCGGCGTCAAAAATGTCGGTCACGAGACAGACGATTCGGGCGAACAGCGGGGAGCTAACCGCGCCGATGCGTTCCAAGTCGACGGGGTCGGATGCGTGCTTGAGCGTGCACGCGTGTACGTAGTGCGTGCCTCTCCGGTCGCTGTTCTCTGTCTCGATGAGGGTGATTTCAACCGATCGCCCCTGCCGCTCGATGGTTTCCGCGATGGCTGCAAGCAAGCCCCCAACCCGCGCAAACTGCCCACCCTCCCATGCTCCGAGCGCGGTCGAATCAAGCCCGAGCCGGATAACCTGGGACATTCGACCCGCAACCGAGCGGCGGAAGGGGCGTTCGTGCCCAACAAGCACCCGGTCAACGTTTGCTTCGTCGCCATCATCGCCCCACACGAGCCGGCGGCGGCGGCTTTCCGCCCAACCATTCGCCTCGATGGTTTCGACGAACGTCCCCCGATAGCTGTCTAGCTGGGCAAGGAACGTCGACGGCGCTCGCCCCTCTTCCATGGCGTTCCAAGCGTCTTCGAACGTTGGGAATTCTGGGTGACTGGTCCAAGGGCCATACCGATCCTGCGGCTTCGTCCCGCACTGCCCGAGCCACCATTCCGCGTGAAAACACCATTCCGCCAAGTCGTCGTAGTACCGGACAGCGAGCGGGATCGGGTTGGATGTCTCCGGGCGGTGGATCTGGGTCGCGTCGAAATGCCGCTCCCCTCTGATCTGGATTCTCCGTCTGCTGCCCCTGGTTGCGTTCGCTTTCATCATGGGTGGATCTCCTTGGTGAATCCGCGCCGCGCCGGTTTCCCGGGGCGGCGGGTGTGTCATTCTGCGAGCGCCTTAGCCTTCTCCTCGTCCGACCATCCGACCGTGAGACGGTCCAGAATCTCGGCGGTTGGCTTCCCTGCGGCGACCATGCGAGCGGCGGCTATGACCGAGCGGGTGCCCACAATCTGCCGGATCTTGTGACGTCCGATGTTCTCCCGGATCTTGCGAATCCGCGCGAGGATCATCGAATCTGAGAGGATCGATTCCTCCAGCCTCGCGTCATATCCGACGTAGAACCGAGCGCCAGCGAATCGATCAAGCGTGGCAGCATCGATGGGCGAGCGCCCGATATACTGAGCAGTCCCGCCCGTGCCCCATGTGTTGGCTGCGGCCACGATCACGGTATCGGCGTGGCGATTGATGATGCGGCGGGCGGGGTCATGGTGACGGGGAAGGAACAAGCGACCATTCGCAAGCGCGGCGTTCACCTGGACGAGAATCTCGGCGGGTGCCGAATCGATCTCGTCGAGCAGGTAGACCCCGCCCGCTTCGTAGGCCTGAACGAAAGCGGTCTCCTGATACTTTCCCTCGGCATTAATCCCGCCGACCAGCTGAGCGGCGGTCATGTCTGCGGCGAACGATTGCGCACCGAACGAGCGGCCGAGCGCCTTCGCGAGCGTTTCGGCTAGGGTCGTCTTGCCCGATCCGGCGGGACCGGAAAGCCAAAGGTTCTGGAACCCCATGGCAACGGCTTCTGCCAATTGTGCCAACTCGGGCCGGGCGTTTCGGATCTCGGGGCCCGTGGGCATGTCCCCGATCTGGAATCGGATCGTCTGGGTCGGGCTGCTCTTGATCGATTCGACCAAGGTCCGCAAGCCGCAAACGTCCTTGGCAACGAGGTCGACGCATTCGCCAAGGGTTTCAACCTTGGCCGAAAGGGCTTCAACCTCGGCGGGCTTGACTGATCCAGCCAGACCCCGGATAGCTGCCGCAAGCGTCGCGGCATGGTCGTCGGTTTCGGCGGGCGTGTTCGTCCGCACGGGTGCGGCTTCTCGCACGGTGCGAGTGAACGGGATTGACCCTTGGGGCGTGTTGGATGGCGCATCCCCTAGGGGCATGCGTCGGGAAAGGCCTGGAGGTAGGGTGGCTGCTGACACGATTGAATCTCCTTGGTGCATGGCTTGGGGCATCCAAGCCGAATCGACCGAGCCCGGTTTCCCGGGGCCGGTCGGGTGGTTCATGAGATCACGAGTTCAGAGACGGGGACCGATCCGTGAATGGTGCGGGCATCGCACCCTTTCACGGGCCGACGGCGACCTCGGTTGTGCCCCCCGGTGTGGTACCAACCATCGGGGCGACCATCATGGGCACGGGAGAAGCGGAACCCGGATTCCTTCAAGCTGTCGCGAGTCTGCGCGTCCGGCTTGGAAGTGAAGAAAACCCAGACCCACCGACCGACCAATTCGGCCGGGAGGTTCTTGGCCTGGCACCACTGCACCACTGCGGCCGCGCTGCTGTCCTTGTGAATCGTCATGCGTGTCTCCTTGGTGTGCTCCAGCATGCGGCATGCATGCCAGATAGCACAAGATATCCGATCTATTTCGGCGTGTCAACCAGATATCTTGAATTTCGCAAGATTTTTCTGAGATGCATTCGGGTTGGAGACCTCCCCCTCTTTGTCTCCCCCTCCTTCCTTCTCGCGTACGGGTGCTCACCCTGGGCACCACAAGCACCACAAGCCCCAGAGCGGAACAGACGGGAGAGAGAGACAAGGACAAGCGGTCCCGGTCCCGGTCTTCTGCTTCTGCTGCGGCTGGATTGCAACGGATCGCAACGGATAGCGGGTGCAGGTGAAAAAGGCAGAGCGGAGAGGGAGACTTGAGACTGAGAATCATTCTCAATAAGCCCGCATCCTGCCCGATTCTGCATGCGAGCGGGTCGGGCACTGACACAATGTGTCACCCAAACAGCCTCACAAGCTGCCTCTAAGTGTCGGGATTCCCTGCACTTACGTGAGGATTGTGCCAGCATTTGTGCCACGATTCGACGATCGGTCGGGATCGGTGCCGATCGGGGGCCGGGATCGGTCGGCCTCTCGTGTGTGTCTGGGCGTGCAGGCCGGCGGGGGCCTTGGGGGGTGCGAGCGCGTGCGGTTTCTCTCACTCCCTCACCCAAATCTCGAACCAGTTTTTTCCGGGCCGTTCTGCCACTGCTCCGTGAGTGTGCTTCTGGCGGACTGCCATCGCACTTTTTTGGCGGAGTTGGCGGTTTTCGAGGTGTTATCCGGACGTTGGGAGACTTCCCCACTGCTCGGCCATTGCTTGTGCGACGCCGGGGTATGTGTTGCTTCGAAGTTCTTGGCGGAGCGGGCTTGGCCCGAGCTTGTTCTGTCCGCTGTTAGTCTGGTTGCCCCATCGCGGCTTGGGCTTGTTTTCTCCGTTGCAATTGGGGCAGCCGTACTTGTCCGTGTTGGGAACTACGAGCCCGCAGCAAACAAGCCGCGGCAAGACGGGGTTGGTCGCCACGAGCTTTGGCAGGTTCTCAAGCCACAGGCATGTGGCTTTGCTGGCGTCGTCTCCGAACTGCCATGGCTGGATGATTTGGTCGGGCCGGCGGTATCGCGTGCTGAGGCAGCCGATCGGGTTCTCCATGGCTTTGCGGCGAAACGGGAGGTCCATCATGGCGATGGCAAATGTGGCAGCGGCGTCGGTCTTGGCTTGGCGTTCGGGCCTTCGCTTGTTCCAGTGCAGGCCGGAGCACGCGAGGTAGGTGCAATCGGGATGCATGATGCCGAGATCGAAGCCGGTCCAGTCCACGGCCATGTAATCGCCTTGGATGTGCGGGCCGGGGCGGCGGGATGGTTTGAGGTCACAGGACACGGCGTCGTGCCCGCGGGCGATGAACGCGTCACGGATGATCCCGGAGCATTCGCCAAGGATGGCAACTTTCATGGCTTGAACGAATCTCCGGACGTTGGGAGCAGCCCGCCGAAGTTTGCCTTGTTGAATCGACGGACTGCTTCGAGGAAGGTGATGGAACCTTCCTGGAGCTGCTGGGCGATTCTTTCGGTGTCGGGGTGGAAGTTGCGTGGTATTTCTGCGTGGTCGAGTGCTTCGGCGAGGGCTTTGAGGTCGTCTCGGAAGTTTGGCGTGTCGGCCGCGGGCTTTGTGGCTTGTCCCGCCGTCGCGGCGAGCTTGATGATGTCGTCGTTCATGTGCGAAAGAAGTCTCCGTGCTCGATGGTGGTCGCGTCCTGCTGGCGGAAGAAGATCCCGATGGCTTCGTCGATCTCGGCCTGGATGCGGGAGTCTCGTTCGTCCGCGGCCGCGGCGGTCGGGTCGATGCGGAGCATCTCGTTCAGGTCCGCGATGGCGGCGGCGACCACTTCGATCTCGTCGTCGTGGTCGAGCGAGTCGCGGTCGCGGGTGATGCGGGTAAGCTGGTGCTGCAGGTCCTCGTTGCGTGCGGCGGACGGGTCGATGACGACGCGGTGGGCGAGGAGGGCCGGCTCGAGGGCTCCGATGATGCGGAGTTCCTTCTGACCGCTTGAGGGCTTGTCGTCGACAACGCATCCCCAGCCTTGCGGGTACGCGGCGTTCTCGCCGGGTCGGAGGGCGAGTCGGTTGAAGTCGGTTTGGAAGAGGTAGCCGTAGGCGTCGCCGCCGAAGTTGCCTTCGACCGTGGCGGTGTTGACGCCGAGCGAGCGGGCGATCTGGGCGACACGGGCGCGGGTGGTGTCGGTGGCGCCGCCGGCGTAGGCGGAGACGTGCTTGATGAAGAAGACGCCGTGGAGGTGGCCGACGATGCCGATAGAGAGCTTGTCTTTGCCGCGGCCCGCGGGGTCGATCCGCATGTGGGTGTGCGTGTACGGGAGGAGCTTGTCGGAGACGTGGATCGGCCGGTAGAACCGATCGGTGTCCCAGCCGAGCGAGGGGATGTCGGTGGCAGAAGTGTCACCCTTGGAGTTCTGTTGGCCCCAGACGATCTCGGTCGGCGCGAGGTGCGGGTGGCACGGGTGGAGGATGAAGTCGGCCAGGCGGAGCGGGTAGCGGTCCTCGTCGGCGATCTGGGCGATGAGCTTGTACTGCTGGGCGTAGTAGACCTTGCCTTCGGCCTTGCGGTCGTTGATGTAGGACCGGCCGAACCGGTGCGGCATGGTCGGGTCGCCGACCTGGACTTCGCCGCGGGCGAGCTTGTCGGCGAGCATCGGGGCGTAGCCGAGCGTGAGTTTCTGCTCTTCGGGATCCAGGTGCTCGAGCGACCATGTCCGGAACGTGTACCCGCGCTTTGAGAGCTTGATGTAAACCGATTCCTCGTGGTGGAAGGTGCCGACGTCGACGATTCGACCGCCCGATCCCCGGCCCCTGGTGTCGAACGACGCGACGGCCTTCAGCTCCTTGATTCGCTCATCGAGCAGTGTGCGGGCCTCGAGCGTGCGGGTGTTCGTCTTGGTTTCGATGTCGTCGGCGTAGACGACGTGGGCACGGCCGCCAGTGATTTGCGATTCGATGCCCTGGGCGTGGAGCGAATAGTCGCGAGCGTTCTCACTGCACGGCCCGGTGTGGAACCACCGCTCCGAGTCCTTCTGCCATGTGTTCTTCTGGGGAACGAGGTGCCGGAGAAACGGCACCGTGCTGAGCCACCGCCGAACAAGCTGGACGGTCTTCTTGGCTTCGCCGTCCGTCTTCGAGAGGATCTTGACCTTCCACTGCGGATCAAGGAAAAGGTCACACGCGGTGCTCGCCGCGGTCACGACGTGCGTTTTGCCGGTGCTTCGCGGAGCGAGCACGCCGCAATACTGAGGCCCGGTGCGGACCCAATCAAAGATGTCAAGCTCGACGTCGCCGAGTGGGGCTTTGTTCAGCGGATCGGTGAACTTCCACAGCTCGCGAAGGAAGAAGATGTGGTCCTTCTCCAGCCGCGCGAGGTATCGGTACGTGACGTCGCTCATGCGGAAAGCTGCTCGCCGAACTGCCTGAGAATCTCGGTGGCTTGAAGCAAGATTTGGCTACAACGCTGGCGGCTGCACCCCATGACTACGCCGATCTGCCCGAGCGTGAGGCCCTTCATGCGGAGCCGAATCGCCTCGGCCTGCTGCTTGGTGAGGATGTGGGACGCCTCGTCGATGATGTCGATCGCGTCCAGGCTGTCGCCAACGTCCGGTCCTTGCGGCGCCTCGAAAGGCATCACGCTGTCGTTCCGGCCATGGCGCTCGATCGACCTCGGGAACGAAGCGTTGCAAGTGAGCTGCTTGGTTTTCTCGGACGACCGGTACAGCGTTCGGTACGGCGTGCGGCGACACACTCCACCTTCTTCCCAGATCGAGCCGCGAATCAGAGAGGGCATGTGTGCACCGATGTACGTCGAGAACGCAACCCCGCGGGCCGGGTCGAATCGTTCAACGAATCGCAGGCACAGAAGGAACGCCCGCCCAAGGTGCTCGTACGGATCCGAGTTCGGCACGGCACGCGAAATGTGCAGGATGAGCATGCCTTGCCACCGCATGATCAGCTCGTTCCGCGCGGCAACGTTGCCAGCCTGAGCCTCGCGGATCAGCGGCAAATCACGCTCAAATGTCGATGCGAAAGCTGCTGTCACGCGACGTCCTCCTCGGTGATCGGCGGCAGTTTCCCGCCGCCGGCGAGTTTGAGTTCGCCCGAATCCATCGCTTTGCGGATCTCCTCCGCGGCGCCGCCGGCGACCGGGAGCTTCTGACCACTCGCGGCCAATCGCTTGAGCGCTTGCCCGAAGTCGGCCGCGGTCGGCTGTTTCCGAAGCGGCTTGCCCTCGTGATCGCAGATGGGGATTCCATCCTTGTCCGTGACGATTCTGCCGTTTTTCATGAGGTCAAGAAGCTGCGCGTCGGTCGCCGCAGCCAGTTGTTCCTCGAACGTCTTGCGTGCCATCGTTCCCTCCGTACCCTGCATGCCCTGACCTGAGCGAAAGACCCGAGGCAGTGGCACCCTCCGCGTGGAGGATGCGACAACTCTGACCCTCGCGATGAGCCCGTCGTTGTGGTCGCGTCGTTGAACCATTCCGGCCGTCAGCTCGGCCCACTGCCCGACGCGAGTGGAGTGCGCTGGCAAATGTGTCACCCCGGAGGGACTCACATTCTGTCAACGGCTGGAAGTAGGTGCTGTCTTCCAGGCTTGAAAAAGAGGCTGATGCAAGCGTCAAAGCTGCTTGCTGAGCACCGACCATGCACGCATGCGGATGGTGGCCGGACCACGAATTGATTGAAAACGCCGCGACCACCCTTGCGAATCGTCGCGGCGTGCGACTGACTCAAATAGCGGGAGGCAGACTTGAACTGCCGACCTGTGGATTATGAGTCCACCGCTCTTGCCAACTGAGCTATCCCGCAAACGTTCGTGCCCACTTGCATGAGCACGAACGCACCTGGAGAGGAGATCCAGCGAAGACGATAGCAATATACCACACTCCGCGCGTTTATCAGGGTCGAGATGAAAATTTATTTCATCAATCCTCATATGACGTGTCGGGAAGCCCTTCGGCCCACCGGTCGAGAGCGTTCTTGAGCCCGACGATGTTCGGCACAAGCGTGCCCTGGATCGCACGAAGGTCCTGCCGCGAGAAGTCGTAGTGTGGGATGCCCGGCGCGAGCATCGCGCGGGGCACGCGAAGAGGGTCCTTCGGGAACCCCATCCTGTCGAACCAGTCGATCGTCGGGTTCCCAAGCAGGAACCCGCCTTGCAAGCCCGTCGTGCGGGAGAAGCTGAACACCGGCTCTTGGCGACCAATGTCGGACACGAGCGTGTCGATCGCCGTGGGCACGAACGCCGAGTACAGCGAACGCGAGAACGCCGCTCGGAGCACCATGTCAAGCTCGAGACGTTCCTCCAAGAACGCCTTGCGGTCACGCCGGCCGGCGGATTGCAGAAGGGTGTTCGCGATGTAGATAAGGGCGCCGCCGGCCGCGGACGCCGCGAGCGTGCGGATCATCTGGCCGTCGCGGGCGTACAGCTCCGGCCCGATCGTCGCCTGGGCGGCGACCGCCATGCGCCGGAACTGGAAGAACACCTTGCCGACCGGGGAGTTTGCCACCATCGGCATCGCGGAGTCCGGCACACTGAGGATCGACCTGGACGCGTTCCGCCGGAGCGAGTCTTGGAACGCGATCCGAACATCGTGCGGCCACTTCTCCCAGACGTACCGATCAAGCAACCCGCCCGGCTTGTCGACCCACGCCGCGCGGCCCGGCTTGCGAATCTCGGCGACGATCTTCGCGGCCATTTCTGGCGACAGTGTGTCGATCGCCAGACGCCTCGTGCTCGGCAGGTGCCCGGAGTATGCCCACCCCGCCCACTGCTGCTGCTTGGTCCGCATCACGGCCAAGCGAGATGCGTCGGTGAGGAACGAGATGCCGGCAACGTCAAACGCCGCGCGAGCGCCGCGGCGGAGGTTCCACTCCGCGGCCGACTTACCGACTGGCTGCCCAAGGCTTTCGCCGGCCCGCCGCGGGATGCGCGACGCCGCGCGGTCGACCGCGATGCCCATCTGCGCGATCTCGCGGGCCTGCTGGCTGGACATCTTTCCGGTCCTCGCGAGCGTGATCACCTCTCGAATGGCGGGGAAGAGGTTGGTGATGACCCGCGGTCCAAGCTCGCCTGTGCGGGCGATGACTTCGCCGACCTGCAGAAGACCGGTGCCCAAGTTTGCCATGAGCCGGAAGCTCTGGAACGAACGCACCGCGTCGACCATTCGCGTGAACCCGGTTTCAGTCCTGGAGGGCAGGCCGGCGATGAGGTGCAGGGCTTCGCGGACGCGGTCCAGGTCCTCCGAATACTCCGCCGCGGTGAGCCCAACGCTCATGGCGTCCTCGCGGATTTTCGTGAGGATGCTGTCGATCCCATTGACGCGGTCGGTGCCAAGGTCCGGCGCCGCGGAGAAGAGCCGCGACGCCTCCGCGAGCGCGGCCGACCCGTGTGCCGCGCGGTTGTAGTTCTTGAACAGCGTGTAGAGGTTGGACTCGATCAGGTCCTCGATCCCCATCTCGGACCCGTCCGCGAGCTTCCATCGGTACGTCTCATCCAGGTCGATTCGCTCTTTCAGGCGGGAGGTGTACCCCGTCGTGATGCCGTCGTCGCCGTCGTAGCTGTCGGTGTGGCCCGCGTGGTCGATGATTGTCTGGGCCAGCCGGATAGCCTCGTCGCGGTCGGTGATCGTCCCCTTGGCGAGAATGGCGTCAGCGAACCGCTCGCGGAGCTGCGCGTACCCCGCGGCACGGTCGCCGTCAGCGAACGTCTGGGGATCCTTGCCGGCGCGGCCCATGCGGAGAGCGGCGTCGTCCATCGCGGGCCGGATCCACATGCGGTTGAGGTAATTGTCCAGGAGCCCGACGTCAAGCCCGTGGTCCTTGAGCATCTGCCCAAGGTCGTCGTACATCTTGCGAACCGCCGACCGAACCGATCGGATGTTCGGATCCGTGGGATCCTCCCCGCGGCGGAATGCCTTGCCGGCGGCGATCTCAAACTCCTCGCGGTTCATCGGCTTGGTGCCCGCCCTCTTGGCCTCCTCGCGGTGGGCAAGCCAAGCAGGCTTGACAGCCTCCTCGTACGCGTACTCGTTCGCCGCGACGTTGTGCCCGACCGATTCGTGGAGCCCCACCACCGACGGCGAACCGTCCTTGGAAGGCATGAAGTCAAACGCCAGGACTTTGCCAGCCATGCGCATGAGCGGCGACTTGCTCTTCCCAAGCATGCCCGCGATGTCGAACCGCCACCAACTGACCCGGCGATTCTTGCCAAGGATCTTGATCTCGGCCGTCTGATTGATCGATTCGGGCACGCCCGACGCGAACATGGACCGGTGCGCGTCCAGGTTGTACGTGCGGGTGGCTGGCACATTTGCCACCGCGTCGGTCGCCCCCGACTCCTTCGCCGGCTCCATTGTTGAGAATGCGTTCTCAACTTGCTTGGCAAACAGGGCCTCGTCGTACTGGCCGGCGTCATTGGTGGAGGCTTTGAGGATCTCCATCGCACGGGCTTCGACCTCGGGGTTGTCGGCCCCAAGCAGCTCGCGGACCATCACGCGGATCTGCTCCACCGCGCGCACGCCCGCCTTGAACGCTTGGGCGGCGACGATCATGGCGTTATCGACGATGCTCGGGGTGAACTCGTCGATGCCAAGCCGCTGCCCCGGCTTGGCTTTCTTCTTCGCCTCGGCGATGTCCTTGGCCCGCTGTGCTTTGTTGGCCTTGGCCTTGGCGATGACCTTGTCCGCGGCGCCGATCAGCTTCTTGGCGGTGGACGGCTTGGGCACTTTGCCCCCTCGGCGAGCAATCTCCGCCTCGATCGCCAAGACCTCTTTGGCCTGCCAGCCGCCGGGATTCTTGCCCGCCATGGTCTTGAGCTGCTCAAAGGGGCCAGTGTTGCCCGCGAGAATGTTGTCGACCTGCTTTCCGATGTCGTCTGCCTCACCCTCAACAAGCCCTTCGTCAAGCATGCGATCGAGCCTGCTTGCCTCATCGCTTGCGGGCGGATCGTCAACCATGTCGCCTGTTTCGCCGGCCTCGTCACGAACTTGCTCGGAGAGCCACTTTTTGTGGGCAGCATCTTCCGCCGAAGGCACCCGCGGCGAGCCCGCTTCGATCTCGGCCAGAACGCGTCGGGCTTCGACGGGATCAACCAGGGCGACGAACTCGGCGCTGCCGTACACGCCCTCGAGCTTGGTGGCCTCGGCCGCACTGAGCGGGGAGATGTCCGGAACGTCGGCAAACGGGTTGTCGCTGATCTGCGTCGGCCGCAGCGATCCGCGGTCGTACGGGATGAGCGCAAGCGCGGACGCTTCCACGGGCTCAAAGCCCGGCCCGTCGACGATGAGCTTGGCGCCGTCCTCGTCCTCGATGACGCGGTAGAGGGTGTCGCTGATCTTGAACTCGTGCCCCGGCTGGATGTCGTCCGCTGCCGCGAATGCGACGTTCTTGTCGAAGACCTTGGCCTTGGACTCCGAGAGGTTGTCGAGAATCTGGGCGATGAACAGGGCCTCGGGGTTGCCGTGGACTTTGTCCTTAGCCCACGCCATCAAATCCCTGCGGAAATCAGCGTCCCACCGATTCACCTCCGCGCCGTACCGATCGTTGATGAGCCGGACAAAGCCCTCTGGGCCGGCACTAAACATGAACTCTTCGCCGCCCGCGACCTCTCCGGGCTTGGCAACGCGGAAATGCTTGTAGAACGGTGTCCCCTCAAACATCTGCCGAACTTCTTCCGGCAACCGGCCATCTTTGCCGGCCTTCCACACAAACGGGCTTCCGCTCGCCTTGGTGATCGAGTTGCTTCGGTCGCCACCCTTGATGTTCTCCTCGCTGCCACCACTGAACGCCAAGTCTGCCAGAACCTCGGCGTCCTTGTTCTGAGGGCTTTCGGCTCGCAATTCAGCAAGCCGATCAAAGAGCCCGTTCCGCGTGAAGCGGTACGCGCGGAACGTGGACTCGGGCTGAGGGATCGGCGGATCGGCCGGCTTCTCGACCGCCGCGGGCTTGGGCGTGGTGGATCCGACAGCCTCAAGGGCCGCAGACACGCGGCTTTCGACCTTGGCATCGTCCACAGACTCGGCGTGCCTGATCTTCTCCGCAGGCGTCAGCTCTCGCCCCTCGGCCGCGGCAGCCTCAACGACGGCATCGCCGACCATCGCGCGGCCCGCGTTGTCAAACGTCGCGGCAATAGCCTTGGTCGCAGCCTCCTTCTCGATCGCCTTGACCAACCGATCAACGCCGCCGGGCTTCGCCGCCGCCGCGGCAACGGTCGCCTTCGCGAGTCGCTTGCGGCGCTCTGGCTTCATCTTCTGAATCGCCGCGGGAGTGATCGGGTCGGTCGTGAAGCGGCCTTCGAGCAAGCCGGAAAGCAAGGCGGCGCCATCGGGGTTCTGTGGAGGCGAGGTGAGGATGTCGTCAAGGGTCTGGATCTGCGGGGCGTCCCGGCCAGGATTGGTCGGCGGCACCATTGCCGTGCTCTTGTCCAGCTCGATCAAGTCCTGAACATCCTGCCTTGCCAAAAGGATCTGCAGATCCGTGAACTCCTCTGATCGCAAAGCGTTCTGGAGTGCGGTGAGCGGATCCGCCGCAGCACGCGCCAATCCGGCCGCGGTTTCGGCGTCTGCGCGTGACTCTCCGGCGAGGTCTGGAAGACGACTAAGTGCGACACTGAGCCTTTCGGACAGGTCGCTTGCCCAAGACTCTCTTGCCGCTTTGCTTGGCAACGGCGGCGATTTGGCGACAGGGCGCGAGAGTAGTTGGTCGAGATCGGAAATGACCGGAGCGGCAAGGATGTCGTCGAGAGTCTGGATCTGCGGAGTGTCGCGGCCAGGATTGGTCGGCGGCACCATTGCCGTGCTCTTGTCGATCGACAAGCCAAGCCGAGACAAGTCTTCTTTGTGAAGCAGCCGATCAAGCTCTGACATCCCGGTGTACGGGTCGTACGGCGGCTTGGTCGGCGCGGGGCTGTCGGGCACGACAGGTGCGTCGGGCGGCAGCTCCGCCACCTTCATCGCGGCGGAGGAATGGAGCGAGTTGAACACCCCGCCGAAGATGAGATTGGTTCCAAGCTCGAGCATCGCGTCAGGAAGCGGCGTCCCGGTCGCGTAGTCGATCGCCGCCGGACCCGCGGCCTGTCCCGCGGCGCCGGCGAGGAACCGCGTCCCGCGGCCAAGCGTGGCGGTCCCGACGGAGACGCCACCGAACATCGCACCGCCGATGAAAGACTTGGCGACCTCTTTGCCGCTGATCGACGGGTCTGCCGAACTCTGGAACGCCGTGAGAGCACCTTGGGGAACGCCGCCGGCCGCGGCGCCAACACCAATCCGCATTGCCGACGCCGCCACGCCGGTGCCGCGGATGTACCCGGCAAGCCCGCCAGTGGCAGCGCCCGCGGCGAGCATGCCGGGATCAAGCAGTCCCGCGGCAAGCTGGCCGCCGAACCCACGGATGCCGTTCTCGGCGAGCGTTCGCCGCTTGTCCATCACGGCTTGATTCCGGCCGTAGATGTAGAGCAGGTGCTTGTAGCTCTTGGCGTCGTCGTAGAACTGCCACAAGTCCGGGTCAATCCCGTCCGTGACGCCCTTGAGATCGACGTCCGTCAGCTCCCAGTTGGGGTCGACCGCGTAGAGCGAGCTGGCGATGTTGCGGCCAAGCTCCATCGTGGTAAAGCCGCTCATGCCCGCCCCGAACGAAGTCCGGTTCGCCTCCCAGATGCTCTGGTCTTGGGCGAACGCCTCTGCGCGTTGGTCTGCGTCGACAAGGTCCGCGGCACCGATCGGCAGAAGCGGGCTGGTGCGTGTGAGTCTGCTCATGGGGTTCCTTCGTTCATCGCGGCATCACCGCGCCGGGGCTCGTGAATGTCGGGTTGAGGGGCACGCGGATGCGGGTTCCGACCGCGTTCATGATGCCCCGCTTGATCAAGTCGCGTCCCTTGGCGTCAAGCTCTTGGGCGGAGAACTGGATGGCCCTGGCGTCTCCGGGCTCCGTGGATCGTGCGTACGCCCCGGTCGCCTTCTCGGTGATGTAGAAGAAGCCGGTCGCCTCGCTGGCGGTGATCGTGAGGTCGTCAACGTCGTACCCCTGCTTCGCGCCCTTGGTCCTGACGTAGTCCTCGATGATCTCTCGGCTGAGCGTGGGCATCCACGTTCGAACAGACTGCGGAATGCCTCGCATCCCAAGCGGGACCATGACGCCGTTCGCCTCGACGTGAGAAGCCTTGAAGTCCTCGATGGCCGATTTGATTGCTGCGGTCGGGTCGCCACTGAACATCGCTTTGGTGGCAGCGGTGAATTGGATCGTGCCGATGATCTGCCCGAGGTTTGACGGCGTGCCAATCGTGGATGAGGTGATCAATTGGCGAACCTCTTTCTCTCGAATGGACCCCGCCGCACTGCCCTTGATCGCGTCGAAATTGTCGTTGTCCATCAACTCCCGAACGCGAAGCATGGCGTTCACGACGTCGTCCTGAGCGCCCTGGTCGCCCGCGATCGTCCGAGACTCGCCGAGTCGGGCATCGACCATCGACCAAAACTCACGGGCCTCGGCCGGCATCGACGCAGCGAGCACCGAGCGGTTCGTCGCCTTCATCGCGCGGTACAGCGTCATGGCTCGCATCGCGGCACCGCGACCTGTCGGGCTTGCCAACTCTTCCGCGGTCATCGACGCCCCCACCTTGAACGTCTGCGGCCACTCTGGGACGTCGACCCCGTGCCGCGCGGTCCACTGGATCATGTCGGGAAGGGCCTCGATCGTTGCTCGCTGGATCATCTCGCCGGTCGGCTCAACTCCCTGGGGGAGCCGCTCGCGAACGAAGCCCTCGAACGCCGATTGTCGCTTGGCGTCGATTATGGTGTCTCGTTCAAGATCAAAGAATGAACCATCTACGAGCGAGAACCGCTGATTCTTCGGGATGGCGATCGACAGAGCCAGCCCGCCGTCCATGCCGGCCCTGCTGATCTCCTCGGCGCGGTCCATTTGCTGCTGAACGATCAGCCCCTTCTGTGCCTCCGCCTGCTGCCGCGTCGCCCTTGCCGCGACGGTGTCCATCGTGCTCAACAGCGATGCCGCCTGCTGCGGATCAAGCACCCGCGGCTCGCCCGGCCGGCCTGCGGCGTCCCGGAGAATGGTGGACCGAAGCCTTTCGTCGGGCGCGCCGGACTGCATGATCTCGCCGAGGTAGAAGTCGTACAGCGAAGAAGACCGGCGGGCCTGCACGTTCGACACAAGAGACGCGTGTGTCGTGCCGTCGATCTGCCCGTTCCTCAGCGCGGTGTCCGCGTGGTCAATCGCCACGTCAAAGTCGCGGCCGAGCGCGAGCTGGTTCACGAAGTCGACGACGCCCTTCTCGGCCTGTGCGCGGGCCTGTGCCTCTCGCTGGCCCACGGCGCCGCGGAGCGTCAGTGCCCGCTGCTGGCTGAGACGCCCGGTCTTCACCATTTCGTCGATCGACGCGGTGATCGCTTCGGCCGGCTGGCCGGCGTTCACCATCGCAATGATCGATTCTTGGCTCGCGTCCCACGCATTGCTTTGGGCTTCCGAGCTGGTCCTGCTCATCGCGACCGCGGCCTTCCGCTGCTCGGCGGCGTACCGCGGCCCAAGCCACTTCCGCACCATCTCGAACTGAGCCTCGCCCCCTGGCGTGATCGCCGCGGCATTGAGCGCGGCAAGCCCGACCCCCTGGGCAGCCATCTCCGGCGTCGCGCCCGGGATCTTCATGTACGCGTCATACGCGGCGGTGAGCGATGCTTCGTCCTTGGCGACAACCGCGGCATCACTGATCGTCTGCGCGAGCGCGGCGTTGTTCTCTCCGGACGCCGTTCGCTTCTTCGAGAACAGCGCCTCGGCGACCGCGGGCTTGAGGGAGTCGACGAACGCCTGCGTGTACTCCGGATTCTCCACGCCCGACCGGGAGCGAGCGATGTTCTCCGCAAGCGACGTGATCGCCGAGTCGTCGCTCTCGATGAGAAACGCGTTGTCGCCGTGTTGGCCCGAGTCGATCTCTTGGCGAATCTGCGGAAGCAGCCCGGCCGCGGCCTTGGCCGCGGTGCCGCGAAGGGCAACCCGCTCCTGCTCATCCGCTGCCACTATCTGTGTCGTCGCCCTCTCCGCCATACCGAGTGACGCCGCGAGTGAGTCAGCCAGACGTGCCGCCTCGCCCACTTCCGGAAGGACCACAGCCCGGCCCGGCGTCTCAAGCCCCACGCGACCCAGCTCAGGAATCGCCGCAACGGTGTTCCTTTCGAATCGGCTCATTTATGGCACCCCTGTCAGGAATTGTGCGGCGGCTTCGCCCGCGAGCAAGGCCGAGGACTTCTCCGCGGCGGTCAGAGCGGGACCGAACGCACCGAGCGAAGTCAACCCGGAACCCAGAGAAAGCCCGGTCGACAAGCCCTCCAGCCCGCCAAGCAGGCCGGCGACAAGCGGGTTCGATCGCTGCGAGCGGAGTCGAGCCACCGCCGCGTCTCGCTCGCTGATCACCCTGGCACGGTTGTTGGACAGGTTCGTGTTGATCGTGGCAACGTTCGTCGCCGCGTCGATCATCGTCTGCCGCTCTTGGGACTCGAGGGTGTTCCCCGATTCGCTCCGAGCCACGCGGATTCGGCCAAGGATCTTCTCCGCGTCGGAAACCTGCCGGCGCCGCTCGAGGGCCGCGCTCGACGCGAGCTGCGAAAGCGAGGCATTCGCCGAATCGTTCGCGCTGGCGATGCCGCCCGCGACGGCACTGTTCCCGGACATTGACGAGAATGCCCCGCTCGCGGTGCCCGCAACCGTCGTGGCCGCAGCCAGAGTGAACGGATCAAAGCTCATTGCCCGCCCTCCTGGCTGCTATGGTCAAGCTCCCAATCGAGTGACACAATTGTCATCGGAAACGGCGTTTCATTCTCGATCCGAATGACACATTTGTCAGCTCGCCCCGTGTGGCGGGCGGTCAAATGGTTCGGCATCGCTCGGTCCGTGAGGCCGGCCGTCTCGCTGTAAACCGCGGTCCCAAGGAACGATTTCGTCCGGGACGCGCGAAGCGGCGGCGCGTGCGGCGTCGTCCGGATCGTGTACGCGTTCGTGCGTTCGTGGCTCACGCGAAGGCTCATGATGGTCGTGTGTCCCCGAACCATCGCGGACCCTTGGCGGTCGCGTGCGAACGGTCGCGTCGGCGTCAGATACGCCTGGAACCGCCTGCCGATCAGCACAAGGCCCGCGGTCCAGTCGCCGGTGAGCCGAACCTCGCTCCCGAGAGACGCGGTCGGAATGAACACCTTGCCCGCATCCTCGCCGAACGCGTCGGACAGCACGATCGTGTCCAGCGAAGGATCAAAGGACGGAAGGGTCCACCGAGTCGAGCCGTCGTGGTAGGTTCCGGCAAGCAGTACCCGCCGATCCAGACGCGGGATGAACGGGAATGTGGTGCTCATGTCATGGGACCGCGATGATCGTTGAGAAGTACCCGCCGGGTCCGGCCGGGACAACCGCGCCCGAAGGATTCGTGACCGTGACGTCGCCCGTGGCGCCCGTGGAGCAGCTTGCGACAAGCTCCAGGAAGATGCTCGAGACGCCGTCGATCGTGATTTCGACGTCTGCCGCGGTGCCACATTGTGCCACGTCCTCAATGTAATTTTCGTCCAGCGGAGATGCGTCTGCGATGGCCGGACCAACCCCAAACACGTCGATCGCCCACCCTCGGTGTGCGTCGTACACGAGAAGATAACAGTTGCTCCCAATCATTGCAATGTCGGAGATCGCCGCGTCCTCGAATCCGATGCGGGTCCAAGCGGACTGGATCCTCGCGTCCCGCTCTTCGTCGCGGGTTGACTGGTAGAGCTTCAACTCGCTCCCGGAGAAGTTCCCCTCATCCGGAAGGGCGATGATCACGCCGTCGTTGGGGCTGGTGACGATGCGGCGCAAGCTGTCTGGGATCAGCCGGGGGACGTGCGGAGTGATCGACACGGCAAGGTTGGAAGCCTGAGCGTCGTAGTACCGGTACTCGTAAATCTCGGTGACGTCGTCTTTCTTTCCGGGGAAGATGATCGAATCGCCGGCCGCGGCGGGCCGCACGCGGCTCAGCGTGTAGTAGTTCGTGCTCGCGGTGACGGCCGCGGTCGTCGGCGTGAACAGGTCCGGAGAATTGATCTCGAACTGCTGGCCCGCTTTGGTGAAGACCACCACGGTCTTTCGGAACGGGACCAAGAAATCAACCTCGGTCACGCGGTCGCCGGACATGCTCAGGTGAATCGGGTCGGATTCCGCCGTCTCCGCCGCGTTGTCCATGAACAGGTTGAACAGGTCCTCGGCCTGCGAAGTGTCAACATCCTCGCCGGCCCCGAACATCAATCGCCCGCGGGCTCGCGTCAGATCGGCGATCGGCCGCTCCTCGGCGATGAAGTCCGGAATCGGGTTGCTCAGCTCATCTCCGCTCGGCCGCGAAGTCCAGTCGCAAGTGCTCACGTCGAAGACAGCCGGCGTGCGGCGGTCGCCCACGGACGTTCGAACCATCTGCACCGGCATCTTGGTCGGGTCGGGACGTGCTTCGGGCTGGTTCGGCGCGGTCTGCCTCGTCCACCGGTCCTCGATGTCGAGCGTGTCCTCTGTCGGCGACCCGGCCCCCGCGGTGATCACGTACTGCCCCGCGGTCGCGGAGAAGGGCGCGGTCGACGCGGTGTAGTTGTAGTCGCCGGCCACCGAAAGGTTCCGGGCGGGGAAGCACGTCGCGGCGGATCCGCGGTACGGGCTGATGATCGTGAAGTACCCGCCGGCGCCCGCGGGCGTCCACTTCACGATGGCGTTTCGGACCTCGCCGCCGGAAGATCGCAGACCGGCCTGGATGTTGAGCGCGACGTCGAGCATGTCTTCCGCGCCAAGGCCGGGACGCTCAATCGTGACAACGCCGAGCACGCCGATCGCGTCGGTAGAGGTGTTGCTGTTGTTGCTGACGGACAGGCCGGTCGTCGCTTCAACGAGCACGATCTCGTCGCCGTTTGTCTTGCTCGCGATGGAGTACCACATCGGAGTGTGGCCGGTCCCGCCCGTGATGAAGATTTGGTCGCCGTCGCGGTGCGTGTACGCCGAGAACGCCCCGGCTTTGGTCAGTGTTCGGTTGGTGGCATCCCACGCCCCGCCCGTGATGTCCATGTTGAGGCGCTGAAAGCCGATGCCAATTGTGCCACGGAGCGGGAGGCCGGCACCGTACGTCTCGTCGTCCCAATACCCGTTGCTGCCCGCCCACCACTCGCTGTTCGAACCGGCCCCGTTCTGGAAGAATCGGATCTCGGCAAAGGTGCCGTCGCCGCCTTCCGACAGGTCGTAGAGGAAGTACCCCGCGGCTTCTCCGGTGACGTCTTCCCTGGTGCGGTGGTACGTACCGCTTGCCGGCGAGTCCGCGAGCATGACGAAGTAGTCGCGGTAGGTGTTGTCCACCAAGTATGTTGGTGACGCGAGCGAGCCGGTCGGCTTCTTGTTGTTGAGAATGAAGGTCGTGTCGCCGATCGTCACGAACTGGAGGTTGTCGGCGTCGGCATCAAGGGCGTCAAGATACGCCTGGGCATCGCCCGAGACGTTGACCGTGGCCTCGAGCCCGTCGATCTGGAAGACCCTGAGAACCCCGTCGCCGTAGACCACGAGGTACTGCTCGTCTTGGTCGCGCTCGATCGGGTGAAGCCGAAGGTTCGCGTTGGCCGGGGCGCCGGGCACGGACGCCACGAACCACGAGCCGTATCGCTCAACACACCCTTCCCTCGCGGAGAACAGGACGTTCCAAGCGTCCTCAACCTGCCCTGACCGCCGCACTTCTGCCGGCTGCTGCGAGATGCCTTGGAAGACCAAAGGCACGCGGTCAGACTGATTCAGGGTCAGCACTCCTTGAGTTCGAGCGAACAGTCGAGCTGGAGCGTCGATCCGGCGGTGAGCGTCCTCGTGACCACAAGGTCAAAGAACGCGAACACCTCGCGGGAGCCGAGCGTTCCGTTTGCGTCGGTGAGCACGGCCCATCGCGGGCCGCTGCCGCTGAACGGGATCCCGGTTCCGGACGCGGTCCAAATTGCCGCCAGGGCCTCGGCGATGGCGGAGTCGTTCGTGTCGTCCTCTGTGAGCGTCGGCCAGCCCACGGCGCTCTGTGCGACGGCGATGCCGCCCGACGTGTACCCGTTGCCGGCGGCGACCTCGGTAAGCTCAGAGAGCGTGTTTGTGTCGACCGTCGGCGTGTTCGCTGATGTGCACAGGACCAAGCGAAACGCCGAGCCAGAGATTGCCGTCCCGCGAAGGAACGCGGCGAGTGCTGCTTTCTTGCCGCGATTTGTCCAAAGTCCTGCCATGGTTTTTCCTTACGCGTAGTTTGGGTCGCCCTCGTAGAGCGAGCGGCCTCGCCCTCCTCGGACGTCCCTGGATTGCTGGGTTGTGAGCACGTTCGTTTGCAGGAGATCTGTGTCTTCCTGCTCCGCATCGATGCGAGCCTCTTGGATGGCCTGTTGCAACAGTGCCTCATCGAACTGGCCGCGCCGCTTGTACCGCTGGAACGTCGCGGACGCTTCCGCGATCACGTACCGCGCGAGCGCGTGCGTCAGGCTGTCGAAGTCCAGCATCACGGCGATCAGTGCGGTGACGTCGGCGGAAAGCTCGAAGGTGGACAGGATTGGGTCGTAGAGGAACCCGTCGCGGGTCACGAACGCGATCGGCTCTTTTGCCGCCGGCATGATGCTCAGCCAGTCGCTCGAAACGGGAATCTTGGCCTGGACGACGTCGGTGTACGCGACCACGGTGCGAAGAACGCCGCCGGACGCCGAGATTGTGCCAGACCCGGTGAAAGTCCCAGACACCGGGCGAAGGTAGACATAGCCACCCTCCTCGTACGCGAACATCCCCGTGGCGCCGCCGCTGTGTGTCACAATCTGGTCGAGCGTGAACGTTCCGGTCGACACCGTCACCTGCAAGCGGACGGTCGGAAGCGTGACCAAGAGCTGAATCTCGCGGTTGCAGGCCCACCCGCGGCGAAGGATCTTCTTCCTTGCCCGGTCAAGGTGCGTTTCCGCCTCCGCGACGTCGGACGTCCCGCCGGTGTCAAGCTCCAGCGACGGTTGCTCGCCGACAGACTCCAGCACCTCGTTGACCGCTTCAAGCGTTGTCATGGGCTCCCCTTCACATTGTGCACAAACCTGCCTAGTACGTCGGGACTTCGGCCCATTCGATGTTGACGCTGGCGGTCCACGTTCCGGTCGCGGGAACAGCCACCGAGCGGATCACGATTCCTTCGTTGGCCGCGAGAACGAGCGGGTGGCCACCGCTCGGGATGTCCGCGTCAAAGAACACCGTGCCGGGCGGGATGATCTGCCCGTTCAAGGATGCGGTGATCGGGCCGGGCGCGAGGATGCTGGAAATGGCTACGCTTTCCAGCGTCTTTGTTCCCACGCCAAGGGCCGCAGTGGTTGAGATTCTCATGTCGCCGTTGCCGAGTACCGAGTTCGCCATTGACGCGCGACGCTTGAGCAGGGCCGCGGGGTTTGGTGCCGTGCCCCCCGTGCCTGCACTAGACCAACCCGCCGCCTTGAGCATGTCGATCTGCACAGGAACGCCAGCCGCAAAGAACGTCGTCGAAACGGACGCCGAAAGCGTGATCCGCTTGATGGCACACAGGAACGCACTGCTCACCCATCGGAACTGAAAAATCTCGGAGTTGGCCGCAAGCGCCGCCGGCAGAATGCCCGTGAATCCGCCGTAGGAATAGTGACCGCCCGTGCTGTGATCAAGCGGTCGAAGCGAAACCCTCGCAGCTTTGTGCGTGCCGTCCACGCCCTGCATGTTGGCTGGAGTGTTTGGGTCTTGAATCGTTGCCATGCGTTCTCCTACGTCGACACTGCGTAACCGAGAGCGACGTAACCGGCCACAGGACCGGTTGAACGCCAGTGAACACGGATCGTGCTGCTGTCGAGGACGTACCCGGACGCGATTACCGCGTCCATCTCGATCTCGTCTCGAAGGTCGCCTTTGCCCGTCGCGGCCACCGCGAGATGCTGGATCAGAACGTTCGCCCCTGGCGTGAGCCCGGAGAGCCCGGTGATGTCAAACGTGCCGCCGGTTGACGCCACGGATCCGAGATTGGCCTGATACGTCGTGAGCGAAAGCCCGCCACCGCCCGCCGCCGCAGGAGCCCAAGCGGTTCCGTTCCAGGCGAGTGCTTGGCCGGTCGTGGCGCCGTCCTGTGCGACCCGCGTCAAGGGAACCTTGCCAACCGTGAGCACGTTCCCGTTGGCAGCCAGGATCGTCGTGCCGTCGTACTTGACGGTTCCCGCGATGGATGGCACTAGACGCCCCCGGCGGCGATGGCTTTGAGCACGTCGATGATGCCAGGGCCGACCGCTTCCACGATCTTGCCCAAAGCCTCATTGTCGCTCAAAAGCGTCTTGGCAGATTCGGCGTCGCGCGCGATCATCACGGGTCCGAGCCGATCCCAGACCTCATTCTGCGCCTTGACCACCGGCGAGGCGAGTGTCGAGAAGGTGAACCCCTCGAGTTTCGTGCCGTCCGGCATCGTCGCTTTGTCGACCGAAAACGTGACGTCCGTGTCGCTGGCGATCTTGGCTTCACGCCCAAAGAACGGGAAGAGCATCACGCGCGAGGTCGGCCCGAGTGACTCGACCACCGCCCCGTTGTCGTCGAACATGCGGATGTACTTGCCGGGGACGCTGGTCTCGCTGTCCCATGTTTCCCCGTCTTTCGACAGGCTCACGCGGTTTGGGCTGGCGTTGCGGGAAGCGACGGCGCCGTCGGGCTTCTTGTCCCACGACGATCCAATCTGCGACCCCGAGCACCCAGCCAGGACCATTCCGAGAATCGCCGCACCAAGCACCGAGACCGCACTGCGTTTGAGAAAGCTCATGGGATTCCCTTGATGTCCTTCGCAAGATCGATCGCCCGAAGAACCGCTTCGTCGACCCGCTCGCGAGCTGTGGGCGTGTTAGCACCCGCAAAGATGATGATGTCGTTGCTGCCCGCAGCCTTGATCTGCATGGCAATTGTGTCACGGTCATGGATCACGACGTCGTTGCCGTACGGCTCGTCAACTCCCATTTGTGCCTGTACTTCGACGCAGAAAGCGGAGCGGGTCTTGGAGGCGCGGCCGACCTCTTCCAGCCGGGCGGAGCGGTATTTGGCCCACGGCAGGTAGTTCCGCGGCGATTCGTAGCCGGGCCGCGGGTACCCGTCGAGCGAGAAGCTCGCGTACTGGATTGGCTCGCCGGGCCGCGTCGGCCGGCGAAGTGCCATGACAAGCCGGTTGAGCGGGTGGTCGTACTGGCGGAGTCCGCAGTCGATCCCGTACGCGAACACGCGCCCGGTCGAAGGCCAACCAGACTTGAAGATCGACGGCCAGTGCTGGAGCGGCGTGGGCACGATGTTGTCCGGCTCGAAGTTGAGAAGACGCCCGTTCGGCCTAGCTGTCTGCGCCGACACGCTGGGACGCCTTGGCGTGCCCGCTCGCCCGCAGTCCGCGTGCTCGATCGAGAGAATGCCGGCGGGTAGCTGCAAGGCCGGAGCCTGCAACGGGAAGGTGTAGCAGACGCCGATGGTCACTGCTTGGCCCCGGCCTGCTCGCTGCTGACCTTGTTGTCACGCGCGACAATCAAGCCGCCGCCGGTGACGATCGACACCGCCGACACGAGCTTGACCGCCATCTCGGGAGAGATTCCCAGGTCGTCGGCAAAGAGGAGAACGAGCGATAGGACGATCGTTACCAGACCGGCGAGCTTCGTGCGCCACGAAGGCCCGAACCACTCGGCGATCTTGGCGGGGACGGTTCCGGTGCTCATGGGGTCCTCCGAATCAGCGTTTTGACGTCGTTGCGGATCTCGTTGACCGTTTCTCTGAGGTCGCTGATTCGCTCCTTGAGGTTGGCGATCTCCGCGTCCTGTCGCTGGTTGGCGTACTCGACGTCGTTCTTCGCCTTGATCGCGACCCCGCCGGCGCCAAGAAGACACACGCACGCGCTCAAGCCCATGCCGAGCGTCATCGAGAAGCGGGTGTTCTTGCTGAGAGAGCCTGGAACTGGTTTAGAGTCGGACATTGCCCCTTCCCTTCTTCTTGCGAATCACCCGACGCGGACGCCCGCGAAGCCCGCCGCGGCGGCGTGGCGATCCTTCGCCTTCGGTGTAATACTCCACGGCTCGCTGATGGAAGATCCGGTACGCAGCCGCAGTGTGGTGGATCAGATCGGTCGTCGAAGCGCCGTAGTCCTTTGCCACGATTTCAGCCGCGGTCCACATGCGGGACATATCCAACACCACGAAGCCGGGCAAGGAGCCAAGCCGGCCCGAAATCTCGGTGGCGAACTCGCGGAGCCTTCCCTCGCGAGCGGCGTCGCCCGCAAGGGCGGCCGAGAACTGGTCGCTGTACGTCGGCGAGTCGGACGTCGGCATGGGCCGGATCCACACATACCCGAACGTCTCGATGCTGCCGCCGGCGTCGATCCAGCGATCCCGCTCCCACAGGTAGTCGAAGAGGACTTCGGATGCGAACCCGAGAGGGTGCGTCGTCGGGTAGCCCTGGTACACCACGTCGCTCGCGACCAAGTCCGCGGGCGTCGATCCAAACACGCCCCAGACGCAATCTTGGAGCTGCGTGCCAGTTCGCGTCCGGTACCAGATGTACTGACCCTCTACGTAGATCATCCCCTGCGTGGCAAGGTTCGCGGCGTTGAGCACGTCGATCGTGGTGTCGCCCTTGGTGTGCGGGCCGTCAATCAGTGTGGAGACTCCAGGTCGCTCGGTCCACGGATACTCGGGGATGTACGGACCGCCGTAGCCGCCGTCGCCGGTTTCGTTGTGGCCGAACACGCAAACGTGAAGAAGGGCGATGTTGTTGTTGCCGCCGACGTCCGTGTCGTCGAACATGCGGATCATCTTGTTCTGCTCAATCACGCCGACGGCAAACTCGTTGACCGAGTGCGCGGCCGAGTAGACATTCAGCTCGCGGTGAAGGTCGTTGAGCGTCTTGCCGCCCTCGCTGAGCGGAGGCATCTGCACGACGCCGGTCGCGCGGGATCCAGAGAAGCCGCCAACGCCCATCACGGCAGCCGGACCCCAAGGCCCGTCCTGGCCGAAGGTGTCGCGGGCAGTGCTCACGTTGAGCGTGACGCCGCCGCGATCAGCCGTCGCCTGCGCCACGGTCTGCACGACCTTGTTGAGCGTGCCAACGGCGGTCCCGGTCATGTTCGTGACGGTGCCCGCGCCGATGCTGGTGTAGGACGTGTCGGTGTTCGCGGGGCTGCCCTGGGTGTACGCCTCGGTCTGGATCGTCGCTTCGGTGATGACGGACGCCGACAGGCTCTTGTAGAACGCCGCGATCCGCAGTTCGGAGTTGACGCCGAGGGGGTGCTCGGGACGCACCAATCCAGAGATCGGGCTCTCGAACCCCTGAACGACGCGGGTACCCGGGCTCTGTGCCGGCTGAGCACCGCCGCCGACCGCCCGCGTGATTGTCCCGCTCAAGATGTTGCCAGTGCGGGTCGACGCATTGATCTGCTCGGTGCCGATCCGGATGCGGATGTTCGTCTTGGGGAGGAAGGATGCGTCGGTAAGCTCGATGGTCGCCGGCGTGGTGTTGAGTGCAAGCGAAGAAACGAGCGTCGTCTCGCCGAGATACGTCGAAACCGGCCCGCTCCACACCTGCACGCGGCTAACCGTCGCGCCGCTGGCATGGTTGGTGGCGATTGAGTTGACGCCCCGCACCACACCGCCGTTGACAAGTGTTCCGGTCGCATTGTTGTACGAGATGATCTCGTTGCCGATCTTGAGGTATGCGGTGAACCCGCTGTTGGGATCCAAGATCGCGGTGCCGTCTGCAACGGTCAGAGAAGTGTCGCCCGCGACGATGGCGCCGTTGAGCGTGGTGGTCTGCGGAGACTCGAAACCGATGACCGGAACCGTGAACCCCAACGCCTTCGCCGAAGTCGGGTAGCCGGGCAAGCTCCACTCCGTCGACCACATCGCACCTTCGACGAAGCTCAGGTTCCAACGACGGCGCATGAACGCATAGCCGTTGGTTTCAGCCGTGCCGCCCGAGATGTTGGGCGGGCTCCAAACGCCGCGAGCGCCAGCCTTGGTGAGCAGTGCTCCCGCGAAGCCGGCCGAATGCCCCTGTCCCGCGTAGGCACCGGTTGAGTCGCCCTTTGCTTTGATAGCCAGCGTGCCGGTGTTCTCGGCGTAATCCACCCAGTAGTCCAAGGTGTTGCGCTGCGCGAGCGCGGGAGAAGTAAACGCCAGGACAAGCAGAAGCAGAAGGCGAAAGCGAAGCATCGAGTTTGCTCCAAAGGTGGCGAGAGTGATCAGACGCCGAAGCGGTACAGGTACTTCGCCGCGGAGGCGCCCGTGCGGTCCGTCTCAAGCACGAACCCATGCACGTTGCCCGTCTCGGGGACGAACAGTGTGGCTCCGGCAGACCCCGTGAACACCAACGGGGCCACTCCACCAAAGGCGTTGGTGATCGCGGTTCCGTAGGCAGCAGTCGTCACGCTGAGAGTGTCACAGAGCTTGTCGGCCGACGTCACGCCGTAGACTGCAACGCCGGCGGTCGAGCTGAGGGTTGCCGTACCCGAACAGAAGAGCTGGAGGCAGTAGTCGTCGATCCCGCCCGTGTCGTTGTATGTCACGGTCACTGCCCACAGCTTGTAGTCGAACGTCGTCGCCGCGGATCCCTCGCCATACGGGAGGAACTCGAGAAACCGCGGCTTGTTGCTGTCGGTGCCGAGCACGATCATCCCGGTCGGCTTGGTCGCGGTGCGGCCGGCGGAAAGCGTGAACGCGTCCTGTGTCGCGTACGTGGTCGGCCCGCGGAAGTAGCCGTCGGACCGCAGCGGCTCCATGGCCGGGCGGAGCGCCAGCATCGAGGCTGTCGTCGCCAGCCCTGCCACAATTGCCAAAAGTGCCACTTTGGTTCGCATCGTCGTTCTCCCTGAAACAAAGAAGGAGGCTTGGTTTCCCAAGCCTCCAACCACCAGAAACACGGTTGTTGCCGTTAGGTCTGCGTTCCGACCACCGCCCATGCGGAGCCGGTGTTGATGTAGAGCTTGTGCGTGCCGGAGACGTTCACGACCGCCAGCGCGCCGGAGTATTCGGCCGCGTGAGTCGGAAGATTGGCCGCCGCCGCAAAGATTCCAAGGTACAGCACCGACTTGCCCTTGCCGGTGAGTTCGAGGTGGACGTTCGTAGCGGTGGAAGCCGCGTTGTCGTTGTCCGCCTTGATCGTCACCTTGCGGTCGGTGGCGTTGAGCGCCGCCCCGTTGGCGGTGATCTCGATATGGTCGCTCTTGTCCAGATCCTCCGCCCCCGTGGTCGTGAGGTTCTTGTTGGTTTCGGAGTCGACCGTTCGCACGATGCCCTGGGGGCAGAGCGTGTTGTTCTTCGGCATCTGATTCTCACTTTCTGGGTGTCACAATGTGTCACCCTCTGACTGCTCTTGAAACTGCTGGACGACGCTGGTTTAGCTGGTGGAGACGTAGACCTCGCCAGCCTGCCAGACTTCGTACTTGCCCATGCCGCACATGATCTTGGACTTCGCCATCCAGACGTCGCGGTTCTCGTCCCAGACGACGCGATTGATCATGCCGCCCGTGTGGACCGCACCGATGGGACCGCCGGCCTCGCCCTTGTACATGCACAACGCGGCCGGCTGACCGGTCGCACCGCCTACCGACCAGTCGCCGTTGTACTTCGACAGGTCGTTGGTGATGTTGGTGCTCGGGAGGTGGTTGGTGAGGATGAGCTGGAACCCTTCGACCATGCCGATCGCGCGGTCATGGATCGTGTTCATGCCCGGCGGCACGTAGTCGCGGTTCGTGAACCGGTTCGACCGCGTGCACACCTGGTTCATGTACGGGCTGATGAACGCGTAGCGGCTGGTGCGCGGCACGTTCGCATCGTCCATCGACCGGGCGATGTACGACAAGTCCTCGGCGAAGTTGTCGGCGCCGGTGGAGCTGATCGGGTAAGCCGCGGCAAGCGAAGCCGCCACGCGCTCACGCGTGTGTCCGCCGCCGTGAACGCCGGAAACCGCCCCGGTGCGAGCCGCGAGCGAAAGCAGCCGGAACCCGCGACGGTCCAGCTTCTCCGAGTTGATCCGCACACACTCGGCCATGTCCTTCTCGGCGATCTGCCACTTCGAGAGCTGCTGATCAGCCCACGGAATGCGGAGAGCCTTGATGAGAGGATCGTCGACGCCGATGTCGACGTAGTCCTGCGTGGTCGTGCCGCCCTCGATGAACTGGCCGGCGACGTGATGCTCAGCATCCTCGGACGACCCGCCGTAGATGTAGAACCGCTCGGAAGCGGCGCCCATGGCGAGGGCCTTCTTGTCGATGAACCCGCCGGACCAAAGGATGTTCTTGTCCCGGAAGACCTCGGACATTCTCGCGTCAAGCTCGACGAAGGTCAGCGCACGCGCGTCCGACCCAACCTGGAGCCCGCGAGCAACGGTGACGTTGCTGCTCATGTGATTTTCCTTGCAAATTGCGAATGAAGTGGGAACGCGCCGCGGCGTTCAAGGTGTCCGCGATCGGGCTCGGGCCGCGTGTGCGGGTGTCCGGCGATCAACGGGCTTGGTTGCTGCGGAATCACGCTGTGGCGACGGCGACGAATACACGACGCGTTTGTGCCTTGGCGTGAAAAACAAAGCGGCCTCCCGTCAAGGAGGCCGCGTGTGGATTACTTCTGGGTGTTCTTCTTGTCGCCGGCGGGAGGATCCTTCGGCTTCTCGTCCTCGGTGCTCTTTTCGACCTGCTTCTTCGCGGTGCTCATCTCCGCGGCACTCTTCTCCAGCGACTTGACGCGAGCCTCAAGCTCGTGCGTGCGGGAGACGAGCGAGCCGACCTGCTCCTCGAGCATCTCGATCGGCGACTTGGGCGGTGCGGCCTCGGGGTTCTTCTTGTCGAACTCGGCCATGGCTTTCGCCAGGGCGTTGTCGTTGGTGTCGGCTTCCCCGGTGCACACCTTCTTGCCGGTGGTCTTGTCGGTCACGACGGCCTTGACGGTGTTCGACGTCGTGCCAACGAACCGCACTTCGCACCGGGCTTTCTCAAGCCGCTTCAATGACAGGGACATGGTCTGATTCATCGTCGTCGGTCCTTTCCTTGTTGAGAATCACTTCTCAGATGGCGTTGATGATTTCGGGCGACGTCTTGGCGAGACGCGCCATGAACACTTGGTCGTTCCGCCAGTGCCCGCTTTCCTTGGTGGCCTTTCGCTGCGCCGCGGCAAACTCGCCGTGGTTCGTGAAGCCGCCGGGCGACGACGCCGACGCGCCGGCGTAGACCTGCTCCGGGTTGGGCTTGCCGTGCTCGGCCTCGTACGCGGCCTTGAGCGCGGTCACGGTCTGCTTGTACGTGCCGAAGCTCTTGAGCCCCGCCTCGACCTCGGCACGCTTCTCGTCGGGAAGGGCCTTGGCGAACGCCAGGAGCGAGTTGAACTGCTCCTCGCCGCCGGCGATGCCGACCGCCGTCTCGAAGGCCAGGGCCTCGGCGGTGGTCACGGCGGCGAGATTCTGCTCCACCATCTTGCGGGAGATGCCCGGATTGACCTCACGCAGCGCCTTGTACTGCGCGTCGCTGATCTTGCCGTTGGTCGTGAACTCCTTGCGAAGATCAGCCTCGGTGAGCTTGGCAGCGGCGAGCACCGTTTCGATCGTCGCGTCGTCCGCGATCTCGATGGTCGGCCGCTTGGAGGACAACGCGGCCTGAGCCTCGGTGTATCCCTTCTCCAGCTCCTCCACCGACCTGTACTTGCCGGCGTAGAGCTTGCCCTCTCCCGCGGGCGCGGCCGCGGGGGTGACGGGCTGGGACGTGATCGGGTCGGTCTTTGGTGCGGCCGGTGCGGTTTCCGTGGTGCTCATCGTGTTCCTTGCATAGCAGTGGTGGCTGCTGTCTCAACGATTCCGCCCACCGTTTGGGCGGCTTGTTTGTTCGCGTCCATCATGGCCTGTGCGTCGATCGCGGCCTTGCGTTCCTTGGCGACCTGCTCCTCGCTCTTGACCAAGCGGGGCTCGTAGATGCTGCTGTAGCGGGCCAAGAGGGAAAGCATGACGCCGTCGTCGATCCTCGCCGCGGCGTTGGGTCCGAGCTTCTGCGCGACCTCGGCGAGCGTGAGCATCTTCCGGACGGTCTTCTGCCGCTCGATGGCGGCAAGCCCGGTGGACACCGTGTACTGAACAGTGTCCTTCTCGAACGCCGGCATGAGCCCGTCGCGGACCATCTGGTACATCGTGCGTTCGAGCAATGGAACCTGCTGCTCCGTCTCGATCGCGGCGTAGAAGCCACCGAACGCCCCGTCGATCTCCTCAGCAATCTGGTCCCAACCCGCGCGGGATCGGCCGGCCTCGCCCTGGGGACCGCTCTCGCTCTTGAGAAGCATCGCGCGGCCCAAGTCCTGCTTGAGCTTCTCCGCAGTCTCGAAGACGACGCGGAAGTCGCTCAGCTTCTCGGCCCGCAGCATGCCGATGTCTTGGGGCATGCCGCCTTCCATTCGCACGCCACGGATCACGCGGCCCGCTCGACCCTGGAGCTGCTTGTCGGCCACGCGAGAACCAACGCCGACGCACCACGCCATGTCGGACGCGATCGCGGCAAAGTCCAAGAGACGCATGCAAAGCTCGTTGTAGCTCCGAAGGTTCCCGTGGTTCAGCTCAACCCAGCCGCGGCCGTAGATGGCGCCGGGGGCAAGCTCGAAC